GCCTATTTGAAATCTGATGAATTTGAATTTTTGAAACGTACTAGTGTGTATCACCCAAAATTGGGTAAGCACGTTGGTGCTTTGTTGGAAAAGAGCATTTTCAAATCTTTGCATTGTTACATGCGACCTAAGAAGTGTCCTTTGACACCTGATGAGGCGTGTGCACAAAACATTGATGGTGCTCTTCGTGAATGGTTTAATCACGGCCAAGAAGTTTATGAAGCACGCAGATTGCAGATGCGAGAAGTTGCAAGCAAATGTGGAATTGCTCATATGTGCACTTTACTTGATGATTCTTATGATGATAGAGTTGTTGAGTGGCACCACTCTTACACTCAGGAGATTTAAGTCTCATTTGTCCCCGTCCTGGGGAGACGTTAAAAGCCCAGGGAGTTCGCACTCTCCCTATTATTATAAAGCAAAGGCGCTACATGTATTGGATACCAATTTTCTGTATATTTACATATCTATTTTGTATAATTAGGCTTGCATGTTGAGCTTTCCCCCCCGTGGGAAACCCATATTTATGGGTGATGGTTTTGCCCATCGCGTATATGTATATATCTTAGTGCTTCGAGTTGTGCCTAAGATGAATTTATAAATTGACTCACTTTTACTAAACAAAATAAAAACTTTAGTGGTGTAGCTCATACCCTTAATGAGTTAGAGGTGGATACCTCGATAATTTTACCTGAGGCTGGTTTAGCAGAAAACATCTCACCTGCTGAGGAGTCTGTGCAGCAAGTTTTGCAATTTAGTGACGATGTTGTTCACCAAGGTGAACAAGTGCAATCTGACTTGGATGTCACGTATACAGCGGGTGGTACGGGTAATGTGTCATTAGAACAATTCTTCGAGAGACCAATTATTGTTTATGAAACAAATTGGGCTGTTGGGGCTAATTTGACTTTTGATTTCAATCCTTGGAGTTTGTACTTCAACAATCCGCGAGTTGTTAATAGAATATCCAATTATAAACTACTGACCTGTAAATTACATGTGAAATTAGTGCTGAATGGAACGCCATTTCATTACTCACGCTTGTTAGTTTCATATACGCCCAGATCAGGCACTAACACACTAGGACCAGAAAAT